ATTGTTTCAGAGGAAATGGTGGTTTCTCATTTGTAATATATTCTGCAAGAGTTTTACGAAATACTTCTTTACCATACTTTTCAGTAGTTTGAATAAACATAGTACTATTCATAATTGGTAGACCATTGTTATCTACACTCTTTCTTAATATTTCATATAGTTCTTCATTCATCATCCAAAAAACTCCTCTAAACTTCCTTGAGTTCCATAACTACGATCTACTAACCAATTAATCTTTTCAAGAATAAAGTTTAGTGGATCAACAAATGATTTTTCAAACTGTGTTTCATAATCAATCATCTTATGAAAGTCAAGTTCTTTAGGTAAACTTGTGATGAATGATATAGATGTACACTGAAAAATATTTGGTGCTCGTAAATTTAAGAATTTTATCTTATCACCTTCTTGAATAAATGGATACTTATGACCAAGCTTGTTTTTCTTTACCAGATGATTATACAGAATTGCACCTTTACAATGAATGGGAGCTCCCTTACCAAACATCTGATTAGGATCACTGAACTTTTTAAGTCCATTCACACTTCTTGGATATGCAATGTCTTCTGGTGACAGATTCATAAACTCTTCTCTAAATTCCTGTATAAAGGTATTCATCTGATTCTCATCACCATTCATAATGATTTTAAGACCTTCTTTAATCTTTGCACGACAAGGTGCTGGAGTAGAAGACTTTACAGCTTCGATACCCATAATCTTGAGTTGTGCCTCTTTATACTTGACACCTTCCATATCCCAAACATTGAGAATATATCGTTTCTTTGCAGTCCAGATACCCTTGTCTGCAATTGCCTCACGAGCCATCTGCATCTTCTGTTCATATGCATTTACATACTTAGCCAAATCTTGATAACTCTGATCAATAAACGGTTCAATCTTATCCCTAGCAATTGTGTCCATGAAGGCGACAATCTTTGCAGTATCCGTTCCTTCTTCAAACACTTTATTAACCAATCTGTCAAAAGTAATGTAGACTGAATCTGTATCTGACGCGATAACGTAGTCTTCGTTATCAGTTTCCAACAACTCATTGAGGTATTTGTTAAGACTGCGTTCAATCCAACGAATAGATAACTGACCAGAAGTAGTAATTGCTTCAGCAACCAAAAGATCGTAATAACGAAACCACACGTTACCAAGAGCACCATATGCAGAATTGAGAGAAATCTTTTTTGCAAGTTGGATATTGTTATACTTGGAAATGTCTTTAAGTAGTTTAGGGTCTTTAGTGTTTTCATATTCCTGTTTCGCCTGTAAAGTTAGTTTTTTATACTTCACACGATCATTGTACATAGACTGCATAATAGCTGGAAGAAACCCCTGCTTATCAGTCTTAAACAATGCACCATTTGGTGTAAGTGTTACACCTTTCATAATTGAAGTATCAACCTTCTTGTCTAATAATTTGTCTACATTCATACCTTTAACTTTTTCTTGAGAAACAAGTGTCTCAGGCGAAATGTTATATTGCATAATTAAGTGTGGATACAAAGAGTTTAAATCGAATGACATAACCCAGTTGTGCATACCAACTTGTGGGTCTTTTACATATGCACCTTCAAACTTTTCTGGTTTTTCAGATTTTGTTTTTTGTGGAATTACTATATTCTTACTACGCAAATAATTGTAGATAAGAATATCCCAATACTTGGTAGAACCAAGTACATCCATATAATTTACTTTTGCATCATAAGCCATTGTAAGACAAAGTTCAATAAGTTTCATCTTATCTTCTAACCTATCAACTAACTCAACATCCATAATATTGTATTCTAGAAATGATTGATAATCTTTAGTATACCAATCTTTAAACGTATCAAATGGGTTACCATCTTTACGTTCACCTAGTTCAACAAATGCAATGTGATCAAGACGATATGATTCTTGATTTGTATATGTAAACTTACGATACAGATCAAAATAATCTAAGTGAGCAATACCCTGTATATCGTACAGTTGATGTTTACGTCCCATCTGAAACATTTCTCTAGATTGAACACTACGCCAAGGCGATAGTCTCTTAACTTCATCTTCACCAAACAATTTGTGAATACGATTACACAAATAAGGAATATCAAAAAACTCTGTATTCCATCCTGTAATTATATCTGGTTGATTGTTTTCCCAAAAAGCAAGAAACTCCTTTAACAGATGTATTTCACTTTCACACTGGACATATCTTACATCGGTTCGATCATTACGAAACTCACCTATACCCCAAACAACAAACTCTTTACTTTGGTGGTTCTTTATGGTAATTGAAAGAAATGGTTCTTCAGCTGCCTCTGGATTGGGAAAACCATTTTCACACTGAACCTCAATATCAATTGTAAAAATTGATATCTGGTCAATATCATACTGAACAGTTTTGGGATATTCATCAGCGATATAACTATAAGGATACATGGAATTACCATATATTAAGTTAGATTGATTTTTATATTGTTCAACCCAAGATTTGGCTTCTTTAATCGTATTATGTTTGATAGGAGTTACATATTTACCATCAAGAGTTTTCCACTCTGTAGGTTTTGCAACAGGTGCGTAAAGTGTCGGTGAATACTTAATCCTACGATTAATGCGTTCACCGTTTACTACTTCTCTAAGTAAGAGGGAATTGCCCCACTGGACAATGTTTGTATAAAAATTCATAATATAAATATATCACAGTTCTGTCTAGATGTCAAGGAATTTATTCATTAAAATTAATATTAAATTGTGCTCCATCACCCTCTTGTAATAACTCTTTAGTTTGTGCAGGAGTTAATGCTGCAAAGTGTTTATTAAGCATTTCTATGCGATCTTCAGCCATTGCCATCTTATCAAGTTCTTCTTGGATTGCTTCCACAATATCACTATGTTCACCAATACCGACACTCTGATTCATATAAACCATGATATTTGTCTTAGCTCTTTCTAGTTCACCTTCGGCATGCATTCTTGCTGCCTTTACTAATTGTGTACTCATATTCATTTAAGGTTTTCCTCCATATTTACCACTATCCCAGTATTCCATTTTTTAGCTTCTTTTTTTGCATCTTCTTTTGTATTAAAAGATTTTATTTCGCTATACATATCCCAACCTCCAGTAGAATTTGTATTACGAACATATTGATATCCTTCAAATTCAAATGGTTCAATCATCACTGCGTAATTCATATTATATCTCACTTTTTTGTAAAAACTAAACCTCTCGTTTTTTACCTATGTTGTATTTAGTTTCCAGAATCCAATCATTCTTTTCTTTGAATGAAATTATTTTAATTTGACTAAGTGGGGCTATTGGATCAGTTTCAGCTGTTATCTCAACTAAACCCCAATCAGCTAACAAAGTTGCAATCCTGTTTCGTCTTGCAATATCGTTTTCTGATAAGTTAGTATTTTTACCATCTAGTGCAAATAGTTCTTTAAAATGTACAATATAATACTTGCCCTGCTTATGTAATATATGACAGGATTGATATAGTTTCTTTTCTTTTCTTGATGCAACTCCGATACGGGAAAGTGTTTCTCGTATCTTTAAAAAATCGTCTGGTTCTTTCAGAACGACTTCAAGCATATGCTCTTGTGTCCAATTAATGTTTTCCATTTTTACCACCTTTATTCAAGCTATTTTTGATAGCCTTTATCTGATCATCATCAAGTATATTAAGTGCAGACTTTGCTTTTTCATTTGAATATCCGAAATACTCTTTAACATACTCTAGATTTGTTATTTTACTCGCCTTCATCCACGGTATGTATCTTTTCCGTGATCTGATACTATTTAGGAAAAAGTCGAATTGTAACTTATGGTCTAAATGTGAATTAACATTCATCTCATTCACAAGCATGATGGTATCTGGAAATGGGGCCAGACATTTATTTACGATGAAAGGTGGATATTTCTTTTCCCACATTTCATCGTCTGTGTCCATGAGGTTTTTCTTTTCATGGTTTATTGAGTTTAAATAGTCTTTAAGTTCATAGGTCATTTGAACTTCGCTTGACCCATAATCTCAGTCATACAAGCCAAAAGATTAATCTCTTGATCTGCAACAAAGGCTGACTTATATGAATAGTCTGCAATTATAACTACAACATGAGGAATAGTAGA